GCAATAAACCCTCCAGTATCTCCATAGATCTCCCATATGCCGTTTTCTGCAAAGACTAGTATAGATGCTTGCGAAGCAACAATTCGTACAATACGAGTGATCTCAGGTATCTGTATAGACCCACCATCAGTATCTATTAAATCATTAATACCTGGATCAGTAGGATCAGCTTCTTGGTAACAAGTTCCTAAGTCATCATCATTTTTAATAACTTTTGAAAAGAAAATATACCCAGAGTAGTTAGGTGATCTTGAATCCCCACTAGAAATAGTAGAATCTATACCTGCATAAAATATTCGTTGTGCATAAGAGGTAACACTAGTAATTGTACCTTGTTCTTGATCTAAAGGTAAACCAGTAGTAACATCTGACTTAGCCATCCTAGATGTTCCTCTGTTAAAAGCATCAATAATAAATGAGCCTTTAGCAATCTGATAGTTAGACTGAGAGTTCTTAACTAGAGTATCTGGATCATACTTTTCATAATCTGCAGAAGCAGCATTAGATATTTTACCTAATGTCCAATTATCAGAATTACTAGGATATTGTCCTATTTTTGTAAATGTATAGTCTATTGCATCAGCACCAGTACTAGTAACAATGTTCTTATTCCAACCTTGATTACGTAGATTATATTTATGTAAAGGAGTTAATGTTGCAGGTCTAGTATCTAAAAATAAGTTATCTTCTACACCATAGATATCTCTAATTTCAAGGGTAATCTCTGATTGAGTTACAGCACCTGTAGTAGGTTCATACTTAAGTAAAATAGGTTTAGCTAAATCTTTAGAAACAATAATACAATTATTATTAATAACTGATGTTTCAATGTTACTATTACTTAATCCTGCAATAGTAATAGGAGTACCACTATTCTTAAGATTAGAAGATGGAGAAGGTGTTAACAAATCCATAAACCAAAGTTTATTCTTAATACGTACAATACCTAAAGATACTGTTGTATCTCCACCAGGACTTGCCCAGGAATGGAATGATTGTTTACCTTCTTTTATATCAGTAGTAGTAAAACCAGTAGATGTCAAGGTATAGTCTGATTCATAATCAACACCCAAACGTCTATATCGTGAACCATCACGATTAAGAACAAAGTTAGCTTCGTCTACGGAAGCATTCTCTGGAAATGTTAATTGATTTGCTTCAGTAATAAGTCCCTTAACAAAGGACCTAAAAGCCTTTTCACCCTTCTTAGCCATTCTATTCCTCTATTGTAATAGCTTCTTTCTTAGCCTGCTTTTTCTCGTAACGTACCCTAGCTTTCTCTGCTTCATTTAACTTAGGTTCTTGTTTATTTGAATTAACATAAGTAGCTACTTGTGTATCTACAAATGAAAGTGATGTAAACTTACCTTCTAGTGACTTAGGAATCTCTCCACCTCCACTCCATTGTAATACGTAATGTGATGTACCTGGTTGAATTACTGCTTGTAAATCCATAGTACCATTTGTTTTATAACTCTTTGCAACATTGGTCATGTTTATCCTTATTTTTATAAATATTTATTTTGCATAGAAGTCATTGTTACTAAGCCTCTACTTTTCTTTTTAGTACTTGGTTTCTTTTTATCCATTCTATTTACACTTGAAGGTGTATTCTTACTTACTAATGCTGGATTAACAGGAGCTTTCTTTTTAACTGCTGCACTACCAGGAACAGAATTACCTTTAGTATTACGATTAACCTTACCCATATCAGGACCTACAGGTTTAAGTTGTGTAGGAGTATAAGCATTACCATCCATTGTACTGGCAGAAGGTTTAGTTGTTTTTTTCATGTAAGAAGGAACATTCTTTTTATCTACAGTATTAGGAATATCTTTAGCAGAGCCTTCTCCTCGTTGAGGACCAGCAACAACTTTTACTGTATCTGTTTTAAAAGAAGTAGTTTTTCTTCTACGTTTTTGCATTCCTTTTACTGCTTCTCTAATAGCCATTACTTCTTTCTCCCTGTTTTTGTTCTAAGTTGTTTACTAAAACTACCTGGTATATTCTTAAACTTTGTACCATCCATTGTTGTAGATATACCTCTTTTTAATTTCTTCTTCTTTTTTGCACCATAGACATCCCCTTTAATAAAGGGAGCTGTATTACTTGTTAATGAACTCAATAGTTAGGTGTCCTTTTAGTTGCTCTGTTTCTACCATAGTTTGGATACTTAATACCTTTCTCAATCTTAAAGGCATCTTGACTCATTCGTCTTCTTTGACTAACAGAGATCTGCTCTGCTTTTTGATTAGCCATTTGTTTAAGAGTTAAGAATGCTGCAGACTTTGCTTCATTCAGTAAGTAAGTAAACATCTGTACTGGTAAGTCAGGAGTAAAAGTATCTGATAAAGTAAATGCTATAGAACGCTTACCCCAGCATTGTGTTTGACTGTTTTGTAATGTAGTATCTACAGTATTAATTAGTGAATCAAATACTAGAGTTACATCATCAAAAGACGTAAAGTATTGTGGTGCTTTATCAGTAAGTATATTAAGATTAATTCCTGTGCTATCTACAACTACTTGTATGTTATCTGCTTGACTATCTCTACCATCTAAGATATACATAAAGTCTTCAGGACTCTTGTATTCAACTAATTGATATAAGTTTTTATCTGAAACACTTGTTCTACAATTATACTTAATCCATTTTAAGTCTATAACATCTTCTGGTAATGACATATGAGTAGGGCGTGTAGCAGTACCACTAGCATCCATCTGGAACAATTCATATAAAAAAGCATAGTCCTTACCATCAATAATATTGTAGTAAGTTGTCTTAATTATCTGAGCTACTTGTAATGCTTCAACACTATCATTAATACTATTAATTTCATCTGAATCCATATCAGACATGATGTCTTGTGTCATTTCAAGTAAAGTTAACTTAGCCATTATTTTTTAGTTCCTACAATTGAAAGTTGTATAGAAGCATATAATACTGTAGTTGCTCCATCTGCTTTAGTAAAGATTTCTAAGTAATCATTTGTTGATAATTCAGTAAAGCCATTTAAAGTAATAGATCCCCAGTTAGAGGTGCTTAATGTTCTAAGAGATCTTGATCCTACAATAGCACTTCCATTTTTATATAATGCCCATTCTACTTCTTTATTAGATCCTGAAGCTTGCTCAGTAGATAAAGATATTAAAACATTAGCAGATATAGTTTCAGTACCATCATAACGTATTCTTGTATTAGGAGAGGTTAGTATAGTAAATCCATTATTTTCACTAGCATTAAGTGTATTATTTAAGACTGTATCAGATGTTGTAGTACTATGAGTATAAGCAGGAGTAGTAGAATCAAAACCTGTATAAGCTCCTAAGTTTCTACTTAAAGGTGTCCAAGCACCTGAAGCTGAACCATTAGCAACATACACAGTATTATTTGCAGCTGTGGCTACTCCCTTGGGCTCATGCAGATCTGCACCTGTAATTGTTGAATGTTGTATGGTCATGTTATTTCCTGTATTAAATTAGGGAGATACACTCCCCCGAAGGGGAGCTATCTCGTTGTATTACACGTCGTATTTAAATTTAACTACGACTCTAGCAGAACCTGCAGTATAAGTACCTGTAGTTGCTGCTACTAACTGTCCAGCATTAGCACCAACAGTAGTGCCTACTAAAGCACCATCGCCAGCAATAACTTTATTAGCAGTTAAAGCTGCTGTTAGTTTAGCTTCTACTAAACCATCTGCATCAATTGCAACACCTGCTGGTGTATATAAACCAATAGTTAGGTTAGTACCACCAACCCAAGCATCGTCTACATACAAAGTAGCTTCAACAACAGAAGCATTTGCAGGTATAGTTTGTGCAAGGTTACTATTTAGTGTTGCTGAAAGATTGTCGTAGCTAAATGACCACTCCGCACTTTTAACAATACCCTCTTTTGTAGATTCTTGACCACCTAATGAGTTATTAGATGTACGAACCCCGTAGTGACTTGCTACGCCCCTGATAGGAGCTAATTCAATAGTCATATTATATCTCCTAGTAAGTTGAGTCGTCAGTTAAAATCACACCCAGTGTATCAGCACGCTGAACACCGAAACCAAAACGAGAAGTAACTTGATATTTATCAGCTCTTTCTTCGTTGTCTCTCCAACCTTCTGTTTGCGGAGCTCGTCTCCAAGCGTGCATAACAGGTTTGCAAGAGTCATCAGCTACGCACATAAATACGTTAGCTTTATCACCAATCTCTGCAGTGTCATTAGCAAGATCATAAGTAGATCCGTCAATTACTTCTGTTGCAGTTAATGATGGTAGGAAGTTAGAAGTGTAAATATCCCAACCCATAATGTTTCTTACGAAACGATGATCTCTAGCAAAACCTTCGTTAAGAACACCTTGGAATTGCGGAGTGTTATTAACTACTGATGTTTGAGAAATCAATGAGTTTAGTGTAGCTTCTACAATAGGATCAACAATAGCTATACGACCTGAAGCAGGTGCATTAGCTTTGTCAAATGCTAGTTTCATAGATACAAAGTCAGCTAGAACGATGTTACGTGATGTTCCACCAGAACCACCAGCTACCCATCTATGTGGACGACCATTGACTAAGTTAAGATTAGCTGCAGTTTGACCATTGTTAGCTGTGCCTAAGAATCGTCCTTCATGGTTTTCACCAAGAGCACGTGTTGATTCCATTGCACGCATAGCCATCAATGTGTCTACTTGTGAACCATCTTCACGAAGATCATCAGATACTTTCCAAGCATCACCAATGTAGTCAGTGATAGTTAGGTTAATAGTACCTGTGTCAATGTTTGTAAAGTTTAAAGGTGTATCCTCTGCTGCATCTTGAAGTGTTACAGTACCAACTGTTTTAATGTTGAGTGTTGTACCTGAACCGAAGTCTGTTACATCACGCCACATACCTTCTGGTAATAAGTAGTCATGTAAGTTATCAAGAATAAACTGAGAATACTGCTGAGCCTCAATAAAGGCAGAAGTATTACTTGTCAGTTGTGACATTTAAAAGTCTCCTAAGACTGTTGTTTAATTTTAGCTCCAGCATTACCCCAAGCAGCTAATAAGTCTTTCGTAGAACCCCCTGCTACCTTTGCAGATAGTATTGCAGGAGTTGTTTGATTACTTAAAGCTTGAGTATTAACATCACTTTCAATAGAACCTGAAGGTGCTTTAGCAAGACTTAATCCTGCTGCTTTTAATACTACTTTAGGGCTTGCTGCTGCAAGCTCATTTAGTTGTGCAACGGATAGTCCCAAGTCATTAGCAATAGAGTTGTAAGTCTTTTCAGCTTCTTGACCATACTGACTAGTAAAAGCTTTCGCTACCTGATCAGCATTAGTTTTAGCCTTAGCTTGTTTTTCTCTAATACTTAATGTTTGATTAACTAAATCCATTACGCTATCTTGATTAAGTTCCCCTACTGGCATTGTCGTAGCTGTCGGTTGAACTCCAGACTTGATTTCATCTATAAGTTCCTGAGTAGTTCTTCTCTTAGATAATTCTTCACGTGCTTCAGCTAACTCAGACTCTAAGGTCTCAATATGCTTCTGAGCATGAGGAACAGATTTAAGAGCATCTTCTGGACTCTGGTACTTTTTGCCTTCACCAACTAACGATTGAACTTCGGTCGGAATTTCAAATGTCTTTGGTGCAGTATCTTGTTGTACAGCTTCGTTGGTACTCTGCTCTACAGGTGTTTCAGTTGCTTGTTGTACTTCATCATTCATGTTACTATCTCCTTTGGTCAAGGTAATAAGTTGTATAGTTTTGTTAAAGCTTTTTGGACACCTCTATGATAAGCTTGATACTCATTGTAAGCAGGTAGTTTGAATGTTTCTTCATCTATACACTTTCTTTGAGATACTCCTACTTGATCTTCAAGATAACCTTTTAACTCTTCAATAACTTGTTTCTTTGTTAAAGACTGTGCTTTATCACTTTTTAAATCCATACTATAATTATACCATATTTTTAAGTAAAAGTCAAGTAATACTTGACCTATGTATTACATCTCAGGAGGCATTTGCCCCTCTACTTGCTGAATCTGTTGATCCACCATTTGCTCTTCCATAGAAGGAGCTGCTTGCTGAGATTGTAAATCTTGTTGAATCTGCATTTTAATCTTTTCTTGCTCTCCTGCTTCAAATAATGCAGCATTATCTTTAATAAATCCATATTTATCAAAACCCATATACTCCTCTACCATTTCGGCTAAATGTTTAGGTGATACATGTGGAGCAATCATTTGACCAATTGGGCTATTAAATACACCTAGAATGTTCTGTAGTAACTGTGCTCTAGCTGCATAGTGTCTAGCACCTATAGGTCTAATCTTACCACGTGCGGTTAAATCTTCTTTAGTAATAGATAAGAAGTCTTGTACACCAAAGTCATCATCATAGACTTTAGCTAACTC